TGGGATAGTTCGTTTACTCTGCAAAGCTCCAGTATCAATTCGATTTCGTTCCGGAACTGCAAGGCGCCGTATTGTTCGTCTGGGAATGCAAAGTCATTCTATGCGGCCGCTTGTGATTTCGATTATTGGGATTCCGGAGCGCTTTATGGACGCGGGCGGAGTCGGGTGCTGGTTGGATGCAGGATTGGTTCTTGTGGTGATCAAACGCCGTTTCCTCTTTCGACTTATAGTGCATTGTTACGGGTCTATAGTCCGGTGGCGACTTACGCCAATGGAGTGTTTACTTTACCCAAGGCGACGGTTGATCCGGTGTGGAATCTTACACCGGGCCAGGCTTGTCATTGGCAGGCGCCCGGTCTTGGCTATAGCGGTGATTTGGGAAGCTTCTATGTTACTCGCGTCTATGACGATACGACGAACATTTATGTCGAGACGACGTGTCCATTAACGGCGGTGCCGTCCTGGGCATTAAGTATGGAGGTCGTCGTTGACGGCCAGCCGGCAGTTCCGGTTGCAAGGGTCAGGCCGGAACGCCAAGGGACCATCACGTTTCACGATTGTTACGGTGGCGATAATACGCGGCGCATAACCGAAGCGACGCGGGCCGGTGAAAGGGTTGGGGAGTATTTCAAGGATACGTTTGCGGGAAGCTGGAGGACTGACGGATATTGGTACGGCCGCGGCGGCATTCTCAAGCGTGTTCGGGTTAATGTGAGGCAAAGTACGGCAATCGCGGGCTCTAAACTTGAGATGGCGTTTCCGACACATGATTCGACGACGCTTGTACATCCGTCTTCGCTCCTTGTTATTTTCATTGACCTTACCGTCAAGGGCGTTCGTGACTTCACCATGACTGCGCTGACCGGCAAGGTTGGGGCCGATGATGTCAAGTTGGGCACTGCTTATGATCATTCTGGAGGCGTGGTGATAACTACGCTCCCGACGGATCGGATCGTCGCGGGTCATCAGTTGGATTGGTATACTCGTGGTATAAATAGTTCATCATATCCGCCAGCTGCTAATCCTCCTTATTTGTTGCCTATTGCTGAGGTCGAGATGTGGTTTGACGGCGGCATGTACCTTCGTCCGTTGGTTGCATATCAGGGTCATGTGTCGGATCGAGTGATTGGGGCTGTGACGGGAACTATGTATCCATGAAGGGCGCGATGTGAATGGGCCTGCAACTGGTTACGCCGCCGACCGAATTGCCGGTTTCGCTGTCGATGGCAAAGCGGCATTGCCGCGTCGATCACAATGACGACGACTCCGTGATCGATATCTACATCGGCAGCGCGACGAAAACGCTCGATGGCAAGGATGGTACGCTCGGACGCTGTCTCATGCCGCAAACCTGGGATCTGTATTGGGACGCGTTCCCGTGCGGTGCGTTGCAGATTCCGCTGCCGCCATTGATCTCAGTTAGCGCGGTAAACTACGTCGATGCCGATGGCACATGGCAACCGATGCCGCCGGCCGATTATGTCGTCGATACCGCCTCGACCTTTGGTTGGGTTGTGCCGGTTAATGGCTGGCCGAGCGCCATGGCGTCGGTCAATTCCGTTCAGGTGAGATTCCAGGCCGGCTATGTGAACGGCGTCCCGGACGACATCAGACATGCCATTCTGTTGATGGTGGGCAATGCCGTTGACGTTAAAGCGTCGATCGTCGTCGGCGCCACTGTCGCCGAGACGGATCAAGCACACCGCCTGCTATCGCCTTACCGAATTATCTTCTAAGGAGTTCTCAGCATGTCGATGTCGAACACCAGCGAAACTGATTTCCTGAAGTTGATCTTCAATGCGACAACCTGGGCTAACTATGCGATCAACGCAACGGCCTCGCCTGAAACCAATATTGTTGTCGGGTTGCATAGCGCCGATCCAGGCGAAGCTGGCACGATGGCAACGTCGGAAGTTGCTTACACATCCTATGCGCGCGTGAACGTACTGCGCACGACGGGCGGTTGGACGGTGACGGGCGGCAGCGTTTCGCCGGTCGCCGATATTAGTTTTCCGTCCGGGACCGGTGGCGGCGAATCAGCCACGTATTTCTCGGCCGGCAAGAGTGGTGGCGGCGCTGCGGCGATCCTCGTCAGCGGGGCCATTTCACCACCGATCACGACCGGCAGCGGGATCACGCCGCGCCTGACGACGTCGACGGTTGTTACGATTGACTGACTACGGCGCGGCGTTTCGGCGCTGTTTGCTTGAATGCGACGTCGGCGGTTTGATCGCCTTACAGGAGCTGATTGCGCCTTATGCGCCGCGGATGACGCCAGTCGAAGCGACTGTAACGATGCACATTGCGCGGGTTGAATCCTTATTGCCGGCGACGGTGACGCGGTATTCCCGCGATTGGCTGGCCGACCATGGTTATGTCCAGGTCGACGGACGCTGGCGGCGCAGCGATGTTCACGAGTTGAAGGTATTCGCCGACGCGGTTGGCATAGCGTCGACCGCTCATGATCCGCTGCGCAAACGCCTGATCGAGCGGGGCATGTCTGACGCGCTGCTAAATGCCATGGCCAAGGGGATTACCGAACCGCAGATCCAGAAAGAGAAGATGCTGGCGGCTCGGGCCAGGATCAAGTTGCGCGAGCGGCTGTGATCCGGGTTCGCTTCCTTCGCGTCTTTCACTGGTCGCCGGAGAAATTCAATAACCGCGTGACGCTCGTTCATCAACCGGGGCCGCGCCTGGTGCCGACCGCTTGCGGCCAGGCGGCAATCGGCAAGGGCGCGGCGGTCGAGATATCAAAAGAGGAATACTATGCAAGCCGGGCAACTGAGTGAACGGTTCAGTTTCGAAAAGCGGGTTAGCTCGGCAGACGGCTATGGCAATTTCGAAGGCGCCTGGCAAAGACAGTTCGTCGTGGCAGCACGCCGGAAGATGCTCGTCGGCGGCGAGACCGTCATGGCGGCGCGGTTGTCTGGCCGGCAACCGGCGGTGCTGACGGTCCGCTCTTCGATCCAGGCCAAGACGATCACCACGGACTGGCGGGCGGTCGATACGCGCAGCGGCGATGTCTGGAATATTCGCTCGGTGACGCCAATGGAGGATCGTTCGGGCATCGATCTGCTGTGCGAGCGCGGCGTCGCACCCTGATGGCGCGGGTCTATCTGAAAGGTTTGCCGCAGCTCAAGCGCAAGCTGGAAGCGATCGCTAATAAAACGCGGGAAGAAACCAGGACCACGCTGGCGCAAGCCGCAGCGCTCGTCGTTGCCGAAATCAGTTCGCGAGCGCCATGGCAGGCATTGAAGGCCACCACCGGCTGGACCTTCGGCGTACCACCCAAATACTCGTCCGTGGTGGCGCAGGTCAAAACTGGCGAGGTGCAGGTTACGATCTTTGTCGGCGATACCAAGACACGCACCGCAGCCTGGGCCGAGCATGGAACCAAGCCGCATACGATCGGCGGCATATTCGCAGGTATGGGGAAGATGCATCCTGGCACGACAGCGCAGCCGTTCTTCTTCCCCGGCTGGCGGGCCAAGCGAAATCAGGTTCGCAAGATGCTGCGCGAACGGATCAGAGCAGCGGTTAAAGCAGGGGCGCGGTAATGGCCGAACCAAGCCTGGCAATGCAAAGGGCTATCTATGATGCGCTAACGGCGGATCTCCTGCTGGCCGAAGTAATGGGCGGCGCGGTGCGGGTTTACGATCTGGTGCCGGCCGATGCGTCGTTTCCATACATTACGATCGGCGACGACCAGGCACTCGACGCGGGCGTGAGTTGTGAGCCTGATATGTGGGAATATTTCTCGACGATTCACGTCTGGTCGCGGGCAACGATCGGGGCCGGACGCATCGAGGCAAAGTTCATTGCCGGATTAACCCGTGAGATTCTCAAAACACCGCCAGCGGCTCCGGGGTTCAATGTGCACTTGTCGCAATGCGAACGATTGGACCATTTGCGCGATCCGGACGGCCTGTCCGCTCATTCGATCGTCACCATGCGTTTCCTAATCAGTATCGTCTAGCATAGGAGAAACTACGATGGTTGCTGTTGCTGCGATTACAGGTCGAACGCTTCGGATCAAGGTTTGTGACGGTGCGACGCCGACCGAAGTGTTTACGGAAGATTGCTGGATCAATACCGAACGCGGGATCGAATTCGCGTCTGATGTCACGTCGGTACTGGTTCCGGATTGCGATGATGTGGATGAAGCCGGCTGGAATCAAATCACCAAAGACGGATTGAATGCCACGATAACCGGCGCCGGCGTCATGCATACGGAATCGACTGAAGATTGGTACGAGTGGTATACGCTGGACCTTGCCAAGAATCTCCAGATCATGGTCGATACGCCGGCGGCAAGTGGCGGCGGGCATTGGGCGGGCGCGTTCAAACTGACGGGGTTCACGGTTACTGGGCCGTCGTCGGATCTCAGCACGACTGACAACACGCTCATGAGCCACGGTCCTGTCGTGTGGGTGCCTGCAGTATGAGTCACGGTCTAATCACGGAAGATTTCGCCGACGGCACATATCAATTCCGGATCGGCTATGGCGAATGGCAAGAGCTTGATGATCTGCTTAAGGTTGGGCCGCCTGAATTGCTTCAGCGGTTGAGATTGTCTCGGTGGATGTCGAACTATCCGCGGGAGATTATCAGGCTTGGCCTGATCGGTGGCGGGATGAATCCGGTGAAGGCGTTGCAACTGGTTAGGACATATGTCGAGGGCCGCGGCATATTCGATAGTATTCCGCTCGCCATGTCGATCATTGTTGCGGCGGCGTTTTCTCCGGAGGCTTCACAATCCCAGGGGGAAGCGGAGACGGTGACGAAGGATTCCGAAGAATCGATTTCGCCACCGTCTACGGAAACGCTGCAATAATCGGCTACACGCCGGCGCAAGTTAACGCCATGACGCTGTGGGAATTCGACTGTTGCGTTCGCGGCTGGCTAAAAGCGTATGGGCCGAAGGAAAAGTTAAAAGCGCCGGTTGCGGAATTTGCGGCAGCGATGGGGATAAAGTTTAATGGCGCAAGAGCTTGAAAAGCTAATTGTTTCCTTGGAGGCAAACCTAAAACAGTACGAGCGCGAACTTGCGCGTGTGCAGGGAATTACGACGTCCCGGCTACGATCCATTGAAAAGCAGGCGCAAGCCTCGGCGAACCGGATCGAGGCGGGCTTTGCGCGGGTTGGCAAGGCGTTCGGCGCAATGCTGACGGTCGGGGCATTCCTCAAGCTCGCCGATCAAGTACAGGAATCCGTCAAGGCGATCGCCGATTTGAATGAAGCGGCACAGAAGGCCGGCGTCTCGATCGAAGATCTACAACGGTTCATGGCGGCTGGCGTCGGTGCCGGCCTCAATCAAGAGCAGATTGTCAATATCCTGGCGAAGTTCAACAGGACGCTGGGCGAGGCAAAGGCGAAGGGTGCTGAAGTCGGTTCCACGACGGCTGAATTCCTGAAGCTCGCTGATGCCATTGCCGCGGCCAACACACCAGCCGAACAGGCGGTTTTGATTCAGCAAAATCTTGGCAAGGCGGGCAAAGAAGCAATACCGCTGCTGATCCAGGGCAGCGCTGCACTCAAGAAGCAAATGGAAGATGCGAACGTCGCTAGCGATGCGTTGGTGACGGCCGCCGATGAGTTTTACGATAAGTGGGCGACGAAGATTCACAATTGGGCGACGCTGTTTAATAGCGCGATCGCCAACGTGCTTGTTAATCTGGATATTATCGGCACGGAATCGGCCGAGCTGTCGCTGTCGCAACTGCAAGTCAAGCTTTCGGAATTGCAGCGAAGTCTAGCCTTAAATAAAGGGGTCAATATTGGCCTGCCTATTCAAGCCGCGATAATCGAGGACTTAAATGTTAAGATTGCGGAAACGATCGCGCTGATTGCCAAGGCGCAAGCGCAAGTCAAGCCGAAAACCGGCGACGTTGTGACGGCGTTTGAAGTCGGCGAGGATGCGGAAGCTGCGGCCAAGGCGATCGATAAGGTCGCGAAAGCCGCGGCGGCGGCCGGCGACGATCTTCTCGATTTGGATAAAGGTCTCGTCGAAATCGATCAAGAATTCCTCAAGCAGATAGAGTTGGCCGATCAATTGGAGGGGACGTTCAAAGATACTTTCGGAAGCCTGATCGAGGGCGCGCGTGACGGCAAGCTCGGGCTGAAGGAAGTTCTAGGCGTTCTCGATGACCTAAGCGCCAAGCTGCTTAAGATGGCGTCGGAGAAGATATTCGAGCTTTTGTTTGCTGGCGCGTTTGGGCCGAGTACTTCGGCCACGTCGTCCGGGACGGGTATTCTTGCCGGTCTGCTCGGGCGAGCCGGTGGCGGTCCAGTAAGTGCGGGCACGCCATATATGGTTGGTGAAAAAGGACCGGAACTGTTCGTTCCGAAGCAATCGGGATCGATCGTGCCAGGTGGCGGCGGGGGCATGGCACCGATCATCAACATCACCAACATGCCAGGCGTCGCTTCGACGCAGACGAGATCGAACCGCGGCGGCCAGGAGGTCGTCGATATCGTCAATCAGGTCGTCGAAAGCCGGTTCCCGGATCTGCTCAATCGTAACGCCGGCCTGATCGGCGCCAAGCCGGCATCAAGGCGGACGTTCTGATGCCGACCTGGCCATCCTCGCTGCCGGCCTGCCCGGTCAATCGCTCGCTGAGCTGGGCGCCGGTTCCGAACGTGGTCGAGACGCCAAACGACGTCGGCGACGTTATCGTTCGCCGGCGGTTTACCGGTACGACGATCATCGAAAGCGGGATGCTGGTTCTGACGCAGGCGCAGTGCCAGACGCTGTTCGAGTTCTGGGGCGCTGACTGTGCCCAGGGCGCGGTTGCCTTCCAGATGGTATCCTGGCGCGATCAGATAACCCGCGATTACCAGTTCATGGGAACGGCGCCGCCGCAATTCGCGGCAATGTCCACCCGGTTCTCCTGCAACCTGCAGCTTCGCTATACGATCACGCTGCCGGGCGATGGCGTTGGCATGCGGTCGCTGTTGAGGCGGCCAGGCGCAAAGCCGGTCTAATGCCGCTTTCCGCCGACCAAATCACCCAGGCGCTGTCTCGCCAGGGCGACGATCCATGGATCGCGCTTCTAAGCCTGCAGCACGACAGCATGAACGCCGGCGTCCCGGTTCGCATGGCGCGCAATCCGTCGCACGACGTTGTCTCGAATGGGCTGACGTTCCATCGGTCCTGGTTCGAGATCGAGATGCCGTCCGACGACGAGACGCCGGCACAGTGTCGGGTGAGCATCCAGAACGTCGACGGTGAGATCGGGCGGTTCCTCGAAACTCTGATCGGGCCAATCGAGTGTACCATCCAGGTTGTGCTTGCCAGCGATCCGGATACCTATGGCCGGGAGTTCTTGCATTTCAAACTGCGTAACACGTCGTGGGATGCGCTCAACGCGACCGGCGATTTGAGCCAGGCGACGATCACCAATAATCGCTGGCCGAAATATCAGGTAACGCCGAAGTTCTTCAGCCATTTATTCGCGTGAACTGGGTCGACCAGTATGTCGGCATTCCGCATGTCAAGGGCGGGACCGCACCGCCGGGCTGGGATTGCTGGGGGTGTGTTCGGTATGTCCTGGCGGTTCATGCCGGGATCTATCTTCCTGAGCTGCCGGAACAGCTTATAAGATCGACATGGGTGAAGGTTGAGGCGCCGCGGCCGTTCGACCTAGCAGAAATGCCGGGCCTGTTTGTCTTCAACGGTAAAACCAAGATCGGGCGGTGTCATGTCGGAATCTACGTCGCGGGAGACCGGATATTACACTGCGAGGAAAGAACCGGAACCGTCTGCATTCCGGTCGATCGATTGCGGCTGCCGGTCCTCGACATCTGGCGCCATGAGTCCCTGATATGACGGGCCTGGTTCCGGTTACGGTCAAGCCGCGGTTCGTCGGCTTTGACGACATCAAGCAGTTTAGGATTGCCGAAGGTGCGAGCCTTGAGGAAATAGCGCTTGAAGCGGCCGATATTCTGCCGCCGGAATTCTGGACCGGCCATGGTGTTATCTGCGTCGGCGGCGAGCGGGTGCCGGCCGAAATGTGGCGCCATGTTCGGCCGCGGGTGGTCGAGGGCCGCGAGATAGCGGTTACGCTGAATATTGTTCCGGCGGGCAACGATCCAAAAACCGCTGGCATCCTGACGACGCTGGCCGGCGTGGCGATAACGACGGCCGGCATTTTATTAACGCCCACCTTTCCAGTATTAGGGCCTCTTATCACTAATCTCGGGATCGGGATCACGCTGGCCGGCGTGGGCATGCTGCTGGCGCCAGTGCCGTCGCAGCCAAAGGAAGGCGCGCAACGCGAGTCCCTGCAGGCGGGCGTTTCGGAAAACTCAGCCGCACCGTTCGAATGGCTACCGCGCGTGCTGGGGCGGATGGTGTTCTCGCCACCGCAATTGATCCGGCCTTATACGGTCTATTCCCGGCGCTCGATCAAGGTTTGTGGTGCGGTCGGCCTGGTTGGTCGGCATGCGGTGAGTGCGGTGCGGATCAATGGCGCGCTCGCCGACTCCATGGACAATCTTGATTATGAGACCCGCACTGGGCTCTCTACCGACACGGCGCTGACGCTCGGCAATCAGTGGGTCTATGAGGAAGGTACCCAGATCCAGCTCTCGAACTTCGATCTCAGTACAGATTCGGGATCATGGGATGAGCTGTTCGACCAGACGACACCGGAAAACTCCTATCCGCAATATCAGACGTTCCTGACGCGCACCGGCGACGCTCCGGACAAGGTCGTCGTGCGGGTTCTGTTTCCGCAAGGCATGGTCGCCGACACTTCTGACAATGTGACGCTGAATATTCCACTGCGCATTTCATTTCGGTTGCGCGGCTCGACGACGTGGATCGAGGCGCCGGAATTTCATTTCTACGATGATAATAAGGGCAATGCCGAAATACGGCAGAACATAACCTTCACATGGGTTACGGCGAACTCAACGCTGTCTAGTCCGAACTCTAACCGGGTGTCTTATGTCGCTTATTATCGATCAGCGTCAGGGGCGCCGTGGCAACGGACGGCGAATGTTTATTTCAGCAACGGCGCGTCGAACTATGCCTATCATGTGACGCGCGATGATGACGGCTTTACGGTCTACCTGAACCCGGCGACGTTTCCGCAGACCGGACATTATGAGTTTCGCATCAAGCGCGGGCTCGGTTATCGCTTCGGCCTTTATACGGCGTCCAGCTATCAGTATGACGGCTCGACGGCTAATCTGTTCGATCGAACATCATCGGCCAGTCCGAAGACTGTTCAGATCGAGCAGCACAAATTCCGCGGCGATGCGCAGATAGAGGCGTTCCAGACTTGGCATAACGAATATCCGCTGGCTGATGCGCTCGCCGGTGGTGTGCCGCTGACGCTGATTGCTTTCGAAGGCAGGGACATGGAGATTAACTCCGTCTCCGCCTTGTTTGAAAGCGAAGTGCCGATCTATTCAGGCGGCAACTGGAACACGATCGCGGCAACGCGCAATCCGGCAGCGCATTACCGGCATGTCCTGCTCGACAGTCTTAATTCCGATCCGCGCGATCCGGCTATCGTCAATTCGAGCATCCTTCAGGACTGGTACGCGCACTGCACGACGCAAGGT